TTTTCAAACGAACGACCTGTAAAATAATTTAAACTCACACTAGCATCATATGAGGGAATAACAACCATATTTTTGTAAGGACCTGTTTCACAATAACCAATATTGTATTTAAGTATATCCTCATCTGTAATATTTCTGGATTTTAAGTAAGCTAATGCTTGACGTCCTGAAATGTTGGTTTGAGTAATATTTTTAAATGTTTTAAATTCTTTAGGTAGATTTACTTTTTCGGCAACAGCATATTCTCTATCGGAGGTTTCTGTTTTAACTAAAGCTCTTAACTCCATCATCTTTTCAGGTGATGCTGTTTTTTGTTTAAATACTTGAGCTACCTTTTTACCTTTCTTATCACAAGCCCAACAATGCCAAGGATTCTCTCCTTTTTGGTTTTCAGTAAAATTAATTTCTAATTTAGGTTTATGGTGATTACAGAATGGACAACTATAAGCGTAGTTACCTCTTGCTGTTGGTTTACCAGTTCCTAATACAGAATTTACTAAGGCAATCAGTGGTTGATTGAGCATAACCATAATATAAAAAAGAAAGCTTGGTTTCCCAAGCTTAATTTAATAATTTTTATACTATATTTGTTGAAATGTTTTAATAGGTTATAAGTTAGTTAAGTAACTATAATGTATAGGATATGGTTTATCAGTTCGTATACTGTTAGGTGCAAAATATTTTTTATCAAACAATATATAAAATATACCCTTTTCAGTATCTATATCTACTACTTTTCCTATGGCTTGATCTTCTATATATACTTCAAAAGGTTTATTTGGATTTTTAGGAGTATTTGTGAAAAACGATATATCTTTTTTAAATTCTTTATGGTTTGTAGGATTTATATATTTTACTTCATCTCCTATTTTAAAATTAGATTCTTCCTCATTTAAACGAGAATTGAAAGTTGCTTTGTTTTCAACTAAGTATTTTTTTAAGTCAAAATTATCCATATTTTTATTTTGTAATAAATATATAAAAGAAATCTTAGATATCCAAATCCTTATATCGAAAAACAAAACCTTTTATATGAGTTTTATTTCCTTTTAAAACTTCACATATATTACCTTTATTTAGATTTAAAACTTCACTTGCCTCTGATAATGATTTAAATTCCATACCAAATAAAGTATCACAAATAATAGGTTTTAATCCTTTTATTTTAGTAAATTTTTTACCTTTTTTACCTTTTTTTGATTGAGATATTTTTTTACCTATTTCTCCATTATCTTTTTCCCAAATTTGTTTCCAAACTTGAGAGGTATTTTGTTTTCTTTCTGGAGTGAATAAATAACAAGAAGAGGGCATTTTATTATTAGTTAAATATTTATTTCTATTTATTCTTTGTTTTTGTTTAGTTTCCTCAGAATGAGAATATCCACCCCATCCTGTTTCTTTTCTCATATTACATAAATTTTCATAACCTATTTGATTACAGAAATATGATTCCCATTCAAATGCTTTTTCTTCAGAAATATTATTAATTAAAATTTCAGTTTCAAAACCATGTTTATTAACAATATTATACCAATGTTGGTTTCTATTTTGAGTTGTTTTATATCTATTTCCTTTTCCTTTACCTATGTAAAAACATTTTCCATCTGTTTTTTTACGGTGACAATATACATAAAAAATGCTCATAATATTAAATCCTTTGTGAAAAAGCGGCCTTGAATGTTATCATTCATCCATTTATCAGGATGTTCTAGTACTTCATTTATAAATAAAAATTTATTTTCATAGTAAGTAAGAAGTTTCTTATTAGAAACAAACTGTAAAATCTCACGGGTAAAGTCCTCTTGTTTACCTCCTTTAATGAGTTCTACAATTTGTTTTGTAGATCCGTAATATGTTTTCCAATCAGATTCCTTTTGAACTACCTCGGTTGTAGGTTTACGTCCTCTTCCAGTATGTTCGGCCAGTTCTTTTTTGGTTAATTTACGTTTAACGTTGTGATATAACGATTTTTTTCCAATATACGATACCCCACTTGAATTGTGAGTAGTAATGTATATAAAACCGAATGTTCCTTGAGGCATATCCTCAATTTTTTCTATAACTTGTTCTTTGTATAACCACATATTATCTATCTATGTTTATAAGTATTGTAGTATCTGTTGTAGGTGAAGTGGGTAATGGTTGAGCTAACTTTCCTATTGCTAATAATTGTTGTGCCTCATTATAAAGTCCTACTGTTGTTATATATGGACTAAAGTAAGATGAAGTACAATATGGTTCTAAAACATCTGTTGATCCTGAAGCTAGAATAGAGGGATTTAAACTTACATTAAACTCATTTTCATTTATTGTACACTTGTATTGTGTTTCATAAATTGTAAGTGATGAGGAAAATGAACAAGTAACATTTGATGATGTTACTACATCTTGTATAATATTAATAGTTGCACCTCCATAAAGAGAAGTACCATAAACAGCAGTTCCATAAGTAGCTCCTGCTGATTGGGAACCTAAAGTAACAATAGCTAATCCGTGAGGATAAAATATATTTCCACAGTAAGTATCTGTAGTACTATAAAATAAGTTTCCTTCTCCATCATCTACTATACTTCCGCTTGGGGTAGTAAATACAAAAGAACCAGGTTGAATATAATTACCAAATAATTTTGATGGAATAGAAATAACAGCTATTTGGGCATTCGATTCTGTTGGAAAACTTTTAGCAAAAGTTAAAGATGTTTGAGGATAATTATAATATCTACCAGCCGAGGAGGTAGCACCTACTAAAACATCCCCTGTTGTATTTGATCCAGGAAAAATACTTGCTGTAGTTACAGGTGAACCATAACTAGAGGATGAATTTAAATAATTTGAGTAATAAAGTTCTTCAATAGAACGATAAATTAGTTGTTGATATTGTGTATCAACTTGACCTGTTGTAGGAGCAGTTGCTGAATCAAAGTTTGAGGTAGTTATATTAGTTCCTAAATACCTATCAATCCCAACATAAGAGCTAGTTAAAGCCGCAGCCCCCTCGTAGTAAAATGATTTATTTACTTCGAACGGAGCAATTATAATATCCGATGCTAGAAATTGTTTGTAGGCGCTCATTCATTTTAGAAATCAAGTTTAACTCTCACAAGAGCTTCTTTAGTAAAATCTTTTAACAATGGTCTAGAAAGTTTAGCTACAGCTAATAATTGGTTTGTATCGTTGTACAAACCGATAGTAGTAATATAAACTTGAGGATTATTAATAAAGTTACTATATAATACTTCGCCCGTTGAACCTGAAACAAATGAAGGGTTTTCTGAGTAATTGAATTCGGCACTTCTTGGTCTTACAAACACATAATCTGAAGTGATTGATTCTTGAGAATTTAAGTAAAAATTTGCGGAACCTGAAATTGCTCTATATAATTGAGCATTTGCATTAGTTGCTGAAGAGTAAGTTAATGAACCTGAAGAATTTGAACCGCTATAAACAAATGCAATACCACCACTAATAGCGGGAGCAGCTAAAGCTAAAGGATTTAAAATAATTGTTCCAATATCAGGTAATAACCAACCATAAGAACCAGAGTTAGCAGAAAAACCATCTGAGGTTGTTGCTGAACCTGTGTATCTAACACCTTGTGAACCTGAAATTAATTGGAATACTCGACCTGCTGGACCATAAACTACATTAGTAACGTAATTACTGTTATCTGTTACTGTAACAAATCCTCCACTACCTGATAGTTTAAGTGCTAAAGAACCTAAAAATAAAGACTCTTTGTAGCAAGCTCTTTCCATTGGTAAAGCAAAGAAATCAGATGATGAAACAGCTCCAAATACAAAGTTAGTATTAGAGTTTCCAATAGTTAAATCTTGCCATTGTCCCCAAACTGTTGAAGTTGGAGATAAACCGTTTACAATATTATTATAAACACGACTACCACTACCAAAAGAATTACCATAAGCAATTGCAAATTGGATTGAAGAAGTAGCTGCTGCGTCATAAACGTTTAAATAATAGTTACCGGCTGTTCCGTTTGCTTGAACAGAAGAGGTAAAGTATGTTGTAAGGTTAGCGCTGCCACTAGTCCATAAAGGAGCAGAAACAGCATCTGTGCTTACTAAGAAATCTTCGGGTGCTAATCTTGCAAAAGACATTTTTTATATATTAAGATACTTTAGTTACAGTTACAGGAATTGTTGTACGAGCACCACTATCTCTACCTTCGATAGTTAATGATGCTTGTAGTTGAGTAGTTGTACCAAATAATACGTTAACTGTAGTAGCTGTCATATTAATTGTAGTACCTACTACTGTTTTAGATACTGAAGTACCTAATGTTGTGGTTTGGTTTG